CAGCTTGTGAAGTCCGTGCCTTCGGTATCGAGGTTATTGATCTTACATTTCAAACAGTCATTCTCTTTGAATGAGATCCTGTCGTTTTCATACTCCTTGCGGAAAGTAAGACGAAACTGGTTAGAAGAAGTCTGGTCAACTATCTCAACGATACCTCTGTTAGAGAACACCTGGTCACCTTCGTTGACGGACTGTTTGTTAATAACAAGTTCCTCGAAGATGGCACTTCCCTCCACGTAGATGCTGCCGCAGGTGATGCTGCCATCGGGATTGAGGGTTATCTGGCGACTGTTGCCGATGACGGCACCATTCAGGAGGGTCAATAGGTACTCCAGCGTCTCAGGCTGGTCTTTCCTGAGGAATTCGCCAAGATATGGCAATATGGCGAGGAAAGCGTTACCTATCCTCTCCGCTGTATTCGCTGCCGTCCGGTTTTCGTCACGGATGGTCTCGAACCTAGTCCTTAATTGTTCCTTGCTCTCTGCCATTTCAGTGATTTTTCTGCAAATTTATTTTTTTCCCTATGGAAATAAAAATACCTAGAAGCGGTTGCTCCGGATGGTGCCTGTAAACAACTCATCGAGGAACGTGGACATCAGGCCCTGGTATGCACGGCCATAGAAGGCAGACTCCTTCAGGTTCAGACGACGGATGGAATAGTAGTATTTCTTGAAGAACCAGTCACGCTTGCCCTTGGGATCACCCCCAGCCTCGCGCCCTCCCCATGCAGGGCCGACTTTCTTTGACTTGTCAAGGCCATGCTCCTTACGGTAAGCAGCGTCGAGGAATTCCAGTTGGCCACCGTTGCCTATGCGCTCCCGAGGAGTCTTCGAGCCTCCCTTGGGGATATTGCCGCCCCAGTATTTCCACTGGAAGGCAGGAGTAACGCCCTGAGCCACATATAGGCCATACTGCATGAACTTGTGCTCGATAGTGGTCACAGGACCATCGGAGACAGAGTACTCGAGTGACTGTTGCAGACTGCCGGTATCGACGGTACCCAACTGCACCATCTTCTCGCGCCAGATGTCGACCATAAATTTGGCCCATCCCTGCTCGTATTCCTTAATCTGGTTTAATCGTTCAGCCATTCCGTTTGCATTGCCTCGTCATCCTCATACTCCATCGATTCGGGCTCATCGTTCTCTACCATGAAGTAGAGACCGGTAACACCATTCATGGTATAGCGTCCGAACTCCTTGGAATATATCTTCTCGACATTGAGGAAAGTGATGTCATCATCCTCATTCTCATGCCTTGCCCTGTCCCATATCATGCGGCGCACGAACTGCTGGAAGATTTTCCTGCAGAGGTTCAGCTTATCTTCTCGGTCTTCCATGTCATCCCACTTGTAGGATGCCAGGACGAAGACCGTATAGACACGGCGTTTGAAGTACGAGACACCTTCCGAGTACAGGTTCTGGTCGGTGGTGTCATCGATCATTATGAAGTTGGCCGTCTTCTGGAACTGCTGCATCACGCCCTCGATGCTGTCGGGGCCTGAGCAGAAGACAGGCTTGAAGCCGTTTTTGCGGCACAGGATATTCTGCTGTGCTAGCGTCTCAAAGTAGTGAAGTGCGTCGAATATCATTTCTTATCGTATTTTTCGTGAAACTCCTTGGCCTCGCGGGCCTTTTCGTTAAGCTCAGTCAGAGCACGCCAGCAGGGCAAGGCCTTGATGGTTTCTTCCTTGGTGATATCACCCTCTGTCAGTGCGCGAATTTGTGCGTCCATGGCGCCCATCAGGTCGATGTCCATCTCCTCGATATCGGCATCCACCTTTCTGAAAAAGTACGGCCAGCGTTCTGCAAACTCGCTCTTTACATGGGCAAACCAGCGCAGCGTGCCCATCTGCTCAGCGGGTGAGAGTGACAGTCGCTTGGGATGCACATCTTTCTTTTTCAGCCACAGGAAACCGTGGCGCTTTGTCTTGACGTAAAGGAAGCATGCCAGCTTCTCTATCATCTCCGGCTTCCTGCTGCTGACGGCCAGCTGGTAGTACTGTTCTGCCATGAGGTAGTCGCCGAAAGGATAATGGTCCAGGATATCGTCGACCGCCCGACAGCCGTGAATGCGCTCCAGCCGCACATCCATGCCGTCGAACGGATCGATGAAGTCGAATTGCTGGATGAAACTCTGCACCTGCCAGGCTTCCAGTGTGAACCAGCAGCGGGGCTTCCACCATGCAGGTCGGAACCAGCAGCTGTAGCTTTGCGGTTGATCACGTGTCACGCGCTGCGCATAGCCTTTGATATGGATACCGGCAAAACGCACGAGCATATACGTCTTCACGCGTTCCATACTCTCCCACATCGACAGTAGCATCAGAACATAGCGAAGCTGTGTCTGAGTCATCTTTCGCCATGAAGTGGGCGCATAGAGGTCTATCGAGCCATCAGCCAAATATGTAGGCCGGTGCGTCCGGAGTGTTCTTGAAATTCTCATGATGGTTTACTGGGTATCCGTAATCTCTATAGATGGTATATTTTGCCAGATCTGCATCGAGCATGTTCAACAGTCGGCGCATCTTCAGCTTGACGGCCTCCTGGTCACCGGCAATCCAGAGGTTGATGATGTGCTTGCACTGGAAGATGACAGGTTTGTCATCGACAGTCACCGTGCCACATCGTACTGCATTCAGCAGAGAATCCATATACTGGTTGCTCAGTTTCAGGCGTAGCGCTTCGTCAGCCTCGCCGATGAGACGCTGAGCAGCCTGCCATTCCAGATGCGAAGCCGCAGGGCCTTGCAACTTCTGCAGCATCCTGAAGTCGTAGAAAAGCGTATCGATATTCTCTTTAGCCTGGTCAGTTGCGCCCCATCCTTCTACGTGGCACAGACGGAAGAGAAGTTCACCATGTGCCCGCAGCGCACTGTCACGAAGATGACCTATCAGGGCGTCCACACGCTGCTTGGAGGCAGGCGCCATCTGATTGGAGCTGACCACGCCGAAGCCGGTTGGAGTCAGTACCAGGTCGAGTTGTCGGAACACGTCGAGGAAAGCATGGATAGCCACCCATTGCTTCACGGCCGCAGTCAGCTTTTCATTATTCTCTCCCTCAGCGGCTGACGTACCCACATCCCCGAGTACGCCAGCCTTGCATTCATCATATGAAGCCATAAAATGCGGCTCCACCTTCTCATATACCTCTACATGTGCAGAGGTCGCAACACTCAGTATCGCCTCAAAGTCACTCTTGGTTATTTCCATTGTCATTGCTATTTGTTGTTACCTTCTCTGCATCCTTGTTCTCGTCGAGGGTGGTGAGCATCAGCATGGGCACGTCGACAGTCACGTTGTCACTCCACCCGTTATAGTGGAGGATGACGTGGTAGGGTTTCATCATCACGTCGTGGAACGGCTTTTCAAGAGCCTGCTTCATGGTGAACAGCTCGCGCTTATCTGAGCCGGAATTGTTCATCTGGCTTTTACCTGGTGTGGCTCCAATTAAATTAGGATGTACACCAAATGCAAAGCACAGTGTGTTGGCTGCCTCCTGCATATCGTCGGCCCAGTCGCCACCCTCTTTCTTTCCCTGGTTCAGGTTGATGACGCGAACCATGGAGTGCTCCTTGCCTGAGGGGTCAACGTAGTAGCCGCTGATGAGTGCCTTACCTGCATTCTTCGGACCGCAGACGAAATCGATGATACGCTGTTTTTCCTCTTTGATGCGTGCCTTTCGCTCATCTTCATCAGTGATGCCATCATTGTCACAGACAACATCCCAATAGTCATCATGCACTTCAATCTGTAAGCGCGGCGCTGATGTATTCTGGATCATGAACCGCTTGCCGATGCCAATCAGCTCGTAGATATCAAACCATGAATCGCGGAAGGCAGAGAAATAGTAGGGTCTGGAATAGATCTGCCTGCCAGGTGTAGCCATACGGCAAACAATGGCAAACTCGCAGTCTTTTCCGTCCTTTGGAGCGTTACGCTTCTCGCCGGTCTTCGGATCAGGTTCCTTGCCCATACGAACCATCAGGTCACCAAGGGGATCATAGAAGTCGAGCATTGGCAGCACCTCGATGTCGTTAGGGTCTGGAGCACCGTCGCGCCAGTCACCATACAATACATATTCGAAGCGTTTCTTACCTGCCAGACGGGCAAAGCGGCAGTAGCACATCTCCTTATGGCGTACCTTCACAATCTTGCTGTGGTCACGGCATAGGATGATCTTCGTAATAGTAGTAAAGAAGAACTTCATGTCCGTAGCTTGCTCCAGGAACATTTCGTGCAGCGAATTTCTGAGGCAGAAGTCGCGTATGGCGGCATCCTGAGTATCCTCGCGCGTGTCACGGTCTATGAAGCGCACGCCTTGACCGTAGCAGGCTTGCACATTGAACAGCTGACACTGTGATGTCACCATGTTCTCACCGATACGTGCCATCACATCGAATGGCAACTGATCATCATCCCCATACGGGACATATTCATAGTTGACACCACCTATTGTGATGGGGTCGGTTGTCAGTTTCTCATCGAAATCCTGGACGATGACGCGGCTTTCCTGATACTTGGTGGCTGGACTACCCTCTTCAGCGATGTCTACCACGCCCGCAGGGGCAACGCCGTAGCGTGTCCAACCCGGTCGGCTCCCTATAGGCACCAGCTCTTGTTTGTTCTCTTCATTCATAGATATACTGTATGTCCGTTAAACTCATAAATCAGCACGTCAATGACGGCTCTCACTTCCCCATTTTGGGGATTCATCAGGCGATGGATGCCACCCCGCCAGTGGCCGGTAAGTGGAAGCCAGCCGATGTAGTCAACCTCGTCGCCGTCCTTTTTCCATGCTCTGACGTTGACTTTCTTACGCTCCTTGCCTGCCTTATCCAGCAGCTGCAGCACCTCGTTGATATGTAAGGCCTCTTTCATATTAGTTGAAGGTATGGTCAAACGTGTTGTCGAAAATACGTCCGACGCGGTCCATCTGCAGCACGTTATGGATGCGCTGCGCATACTGGTACGAGAATGTGAAGCGTGGCATGTAGTCGTCATCGTTGCTGTTTTCCGACTTCGACTCGGTAATTGTAACCTCCTTGCCTCCGTCGCGGCTTACCACTTCGCCGTTGACCACATTGACCACATAAACCTCATCGGCACGGAACAGTTCATCGGCCCAGTTGGCCATTGCCGTATTCAGAATGCCCGTATCAGCCTTGAAGGTGCGGGTTTCCTCAATTTTATAGTTCCGGTACTTGCCACTGATACGTGCTGCTGAGCGTTTGTATTCAGGTGTCACCCTATGCGTGCCTGTGCAGTAGATGTACTCCCAGACGCCGAAGGAGTTGTAGAACTCCAATATCGGTGCACAGTCCGGCTCCTGCAGATCCATCTCGAAGTACTGGCTTCTGTTGCCAGCCGAGACAGTGTAGGCCACCAGATGCTTCTGTGCTGTCACGAAGTTGTCGGGGCTGACATCAATGCATGTATAGGCAGTGGTACCACCAACGACCGCAGGCGTAAAGGCTGCCGTGGTGCCGTCTGAATACCTGGCTGTGACAGTTGCGTTGTCACTGCCATAATACCACAGCAGCTCACGTCTGCCTCTGGCCGTCACCTTCGTTCCCATCAGGATGGAGAGGAAGTGATCTGTGTAGAACTCTTCTGCGGTGATGCCCACGTCCACCATGGCATAGAGCACGGAGAACGCGGCTGATGTATTATCTGCCGATATCGTTACGCTGCTTACAAGTGTCTTCCTGGCATACGGTTCCAGCAGCTCACTGAGGTCGGTGAGTGTTATTCTGCCAGACACCGGCCACAGTTCCTCGCTCAGCAGCTGTACACCGTCGCAGGTGACAGTCACCTGTTGCGGTGTGCCGTCGGTACCGCTGATGACCACATCAGGCATACCCGATGTGAAGAACTTACGACCGTTAAGCTGTGATATGTTGACTTGTTCCATTGCGATCTTTTCTTTTCGGCAAAGGTACGAACACACATGCAAAACTAAAAATACAACGAAAAATGGCTGCCGCGTCATCTCGACGGGACAGCCATCCAAAAAAAATGCTCTATACATGTATTATCTCATCAGGTCAGAACGGTTACGTCCAGATATCGCCAGATGGCCCACCTGACAGAACCATCGGGCAGAGTGGTAAAGCCGTATTCGTGGGAACGCATATACCCAGCCACCACATCCTTGCTGATATTCATCATAGGCGTGAGGTCATCCATGATCTCCTCCGTAGTCTTCGGTTCCTCTGAGGCCTTGCCGAAGCCAGGATCCTCACCAGGCATGTTCGTGCGGAAAGTGAAGTAGGCATCCAGCAGCTCCACCTGGTTCTTTTCCTCCTCATCGAGCGACTCCAGCCATTTCTTCACGCGCTCTTTCATTTTATCACTCATCTCTTTCATACTCCTTCTGCTTTAATGATTACTAATTACTAATATACAGGTGCAAAGATAAACAATTTTTCGGATATAGACACGCCGTCTGCAGACTTTTTCGTTTTTCACACGAAACGGGAGGCAATCGCCCATGGGCGACCAGCAACCGAGGCCATTTTTCTACGTCAGGAGGCTAAACGGTGCATCCGAGAGAGGCAATTGAGGTCATTTTTACCAAAAATTCCACACTCTTTTCGGCAAAAAGTCCCATAAACAGGCGTTTTCAAGGACTTTCGAGCGAAAAAGACGCCGCGCTGCTGCTTTAGCAGCCCCCACCGCCCTACGCTCCCGAGGCAATTGCCCTTTTTGTTCGAGCGGTATATGTAAGGACTTTTTACTTATGACAATTGCCGCCTTGTGTCGCTGCCGAACACGTCAGCCGAACCATATCCGCGGTCGTGGCCAGCTATAGGACACAGCAAGGCAAGCA